TTGCCAATTATCAATGTTAAAATAATCTTTTAATTCAGAAATACATTTTGCTAATACTTCACTCTTATTATAATTTTGGTAAACTGATATTTCAAAATCAATACCTATGTTTATAATAAATCCATCGTTAATATTAATACCATCAGTTAATAATCTATACTCATTTAAATAAGTCTTTACATTTTCTTTAACACCTCTAGTAAGTGGTACTAATCTTCCAAATAAGTCATATCCTAACAAATACAAATTAATTGCAAATGGGTTATTCTTTTCATTTTCGTTTGAAGTCTTTCCAATTAAATATTGTGTAATATCTTCTTTTATAGATTGTTCAGATGGTTCTTCGCTATCAGGCATATTAACAAAGTTCATTACCAAATCAGTAAATTCTTGCAAATTGTTAGGTGATGCTAATATAGATGCCGGCGAGTTATTATCTATTGTACCATCAGCTACAGCGTAAGCTTTTGAAACTGCTCCAAATTTTGCAGGCATAGATAATACTCTTACTTGATAATCCTTTGCGGTTACTGCTCTATTTTGAGAACCAAAGTTTGCTAAAGCGTTTTGTCTAATTTCCTCAACAGTCTCACCACCCCTACCCCCTGCGGCTGTTACTTCATTATCAATAGCTACAGAGTTTTTTGTTGCTTGATAAATTGCTCGTTCACTATCAGTCAATGCTTGTGTATCTTCTTCAAATTCTATTTTAGTAATTCTAGTCAATTGACCTGTTGCTACATTTGATTTAACACCACCACCTACTAAATATCTAACAGTCATTGTTGTACTTGCCGGTGATGTACCATATGTTTTTGTTTTTAAAAAATTTGTTGGGTCAAATGATTCATCTAATCTACTAATAGAGTTTGGTAATCCCAATCCAACATTTTTAAGATTTGGAATTAATTGTTCATCAGATGCAGTTGGGTCACCGGCTCCAAATTGAATTACAGTTCTACTTTCCTCATCTACCTTTGCAACAAATCTTCTTGGAGTTTTTATTGTTTTTAAAATATATGGTACAGTTGTTTTAAATTGATATAAATCAGCATCATTCACTTCTGTGTTTGGTACATCTATAAAAACCATTTCTTGTGCTAAATATGGTACTTCATACCATTTATTATTACCACTATCTCTGCAATCATATATTTGAATAACATTAGTTTCATCCAATACTATTTTTTGAAATGGAGAATATGAATCAAATGTAACTGATGTTTCTACCAACTCCGCAGATATTGCTTGTACATATTTTTTAATTAAATAAAAACTTGGTTCTCCTGTTGCAGAATCTCTTTGATAAACACTAATCTCTCTACCAGCTGCATCAGAAAAATCAATAGCGTCTGTTGTTCTGAATACTATACCATCTTTTGTTGATGTAGATTGTAATCCTTCTTTAATTCTTAAAAAATATTTTGTATCCGGTAAATTATTTACTCCAGTTCCAATTGATGGAACTAATTGATAAACCGATAGTGTTGTAATTGCTGGCGATGATACTTTTGGTTTGTATCCCAAATATTGTGATAATGCTAATACACTTTTTATATCTTCAGCATATACCATTAATGATTCTTTTAAAGTATCATCAATATAATAAGATAATGAATCACCTATATACGATGCCATTTCTATAAACATCATACCAGGAGAAGATTCATTAAAATCGGAATATGTTTTTGGGAAATAGCTTTTTGCAAACTCTACTAGATTATTTCTAAATCCAACAAAGTCCTTATCAAGATATTTTATATCTTTTCCTTTATTTTTAAAATTTTTATTTGTTACAGTTATTCCCATTTTTATTTTATTAAGCTGCTATTGTGAAAGATACAGTGTTTAAATCAGGTTGATTTAATAATCCAAATGTTACCGATACATTTATTAAATTATTATCTCTATTGTTATTTGTACTTTCTACATCTATTTGTTCAATTGTAACATATGGTAACCATTGTTCTAATGCGTTTGTTATAGCATCTTCAATTTTACCTGGCAAAGTATCATCATTAAAATCAAATAATAATTCTTGCAGTCCACTACCAAATGCGGGTTGCATTACTCTTTCACCTCTTTTGGTTAATAGTAAATTTTTTACATTTGATTTTATTTGCTCATTAGTTGTAAAGGTTTGATTGAACGCAGTATTACCGATTTGGATTGGCAATGATATACCTATCGCATAATCTTCATACTTTTTAGTATCTTGTACTAATTTTTGTCCTAATACAATTGCCATTACTTCTTTTTAAATCTTTTAACCAATTCTGAATAATCTCTATTCAATGCTTTATCTAATTCAGGCACTCCAGTGTTTACACCCAACCCAGTTGGAGAAGGTCCTTTTGCTAAATCACCATACCCCATTTTTTCAGCTATTGCAGTTCTACCAACAATTGAACCCATATCACCTTGTCCAAAATTCATTGTTCTGAACCCACCATCACCAGTTGTAGGTGTCATTGCGGTTTCATTTAGAATTTGGTTAATCATTGGGTTTTTGCTAAATTGCTTTGTAGGTACTACCTTTGGTGCTACTGATTCTTGAATGGTTTCATCTTCCATCATAGCTTTAGCCATTGATAATCCAGTATTTTTAGGTTGTACTGGTTGTTTACCTTCACTTAATAATCGTTTTACTTCCTTTTGTACGGATTCTTTGATTAACGCAGGTAATTGCTCCTTCAATTCCTCTTTTATAAGGATTTGTATAGCTTTTAATAATTTATCTGTGTTCATATATTGTTTGTTATGTTTATAAATATTTCAATTAAGTATTTTTAAGATTTAACTTAAAAAGGATATATTTCTATTCGTAAATAGAAACGTGCATAGGGTCATTACGGCTCAACCATGTCATTCCTTGTGATTTGAATATTGCAGCCACCCTTTGAAATCCTTTATCAAAATCATTAAGTGGTCTAACCTTAGTAGTACCACTATAAATGCCATCATCTTTAAAATTGTACCCATATGGATATACAGATGTATTCATATCTATCGCAGTTCCCCAAGCGTGATTGGAAAATCTACTACCACAGGTTACGTTTCTAACAGCAAGTCCGCCTGCGCAATTTTCAATATATTTTTCTAATCCTTGTGCTTTTATTTTTTCTATTGCGGGTTTTACAATTGCTGCTAAATGTTTATGTACCATTATTTTCTTACCGCCATTCTTTGTTGGAAATATAATTTCCGTGCAATTAACTTTCAAATATTCATTATTAACCTTATACCAATATCTAGGACATTTTCCCTTTTCGGTTGTTTGAACTTCGAAATTGCCCGGAGTACCCTTTGCTGGCCAATGTCCGCTTCCACATTTCTTAAATAAAGCTTCATCTCCTTTACCAGCTAATTGCGGTTTTGGTTTATCAGGTTGGCCATCACCAGCTCCACTACCAGCAGCAGTACTTGTACCACTTGCGCCGCTAGTACCTGTTACTGATACAGGTCCAGACCCAAAATCAAGACTCCCACTTTCACCAAGCGGTGGGTCTTCTCCTAATACTACACCATCATCGCCAGAGTTATTAACCTCCTCATTGTATTCCTTAATTGAGTTGAACGCTTCATCTGAAGTAACTTCACTATTATTTGCCATAGCATCTTCTTCACTTTCAAATTGAGCTTCATATGCAGCTTGACTTGCAGGATATTCTTCGTTTATATCTCTTTCAACCGCAGCTGCTTCTTCGGCATCAACACCACCCAATGTAACACTCGGTTTTGCAGGAGTAACCACATACCCAGTCCAATTTATTATACCAGGTCCGGGAGTTCCAATTGGTGGGTACAATGATACTGTATTTATAATACCACTTACAGTAGATAAATGTAATGTGGCATATGATATAAAATCATCTACTATAAGACCTGCGTTTTTTGTTGGTGGTATTACTGACATATTATAATTATTTATTCATATATGGAAACGTGCATAGGGTCATTACGACTTAGCCATGTCATTCCTTGTGATTTGAATATTGCAGCTACCCTTTGAAATCCTTTGTCAAAATCATTTAAATCTCTAACTTTCGTTTTGCCGCTATATATCCCATCATCTTTAAAATTATATCCATATGGATATACAGAAGTGTTCATATCTATTGCAGTTCCCCAAGCGTGGTTTGAGAATCTACTTCCACAAGTTACGTTTCTAACTGCTAAACCACCTGCGCAATTTTCAATATATTTTTCTAAACCTTGCGCTTTTATCTTATCAATAGCTGGTTTTACAATTGCTGCTAAGTGCTTATGAACCATTATTTT